TCTGTCATCAGCTTCTGAAGCTCTATATCTGACGTGAAGGAATGGTCTTTTGATGTTTTTACCTAATGTTTGATCGTAAACAGTTGATGTTCCAGCAGGAGCTAATACACCTCTAATGTTAGTGAATGAACCGCCTGTTGTAATATCATTTAAGTATTTCCAGTCAGTTTTGTAGAAGTCATAAGAACCTCTTCTGAAACCAGAAAAACCTAAATTAAGTGCCATATCTTCGCTGTTTGAGAAAACACCGTAAGATGTACCACCTGTACCATAAGAATTTTGAGCCGCTAGCATATCGTCAATGTTTAATGCAACATCTCTGTTTACAAATAACATGTTTTCTTCGATAGCACCTTGCGTATCTAATTTCTTAAGAATTTCATCGAAGTCAGCTAAATCTTCAGTTGCTGAGTTTCCATCAACACCTGCAGTTATGTGACCTCTATCTTCTATTGCTGCGAAAAGCCCTTCAGTTCCACCAATTCCAGTTACACCAGCTGCACCAGAACCTGACGCTGCTAATTCACCTTCTACCATTGATATTTCTAAGTAATCCTCGAATCTAGTTCTTGTATCACCTTCTGCTTTTAGGTACCATAGGTAACCTGATTGACCGTTTTCACCTGTAATTTCTACCCAACCAATTTGAGAAGCATCAGATCCTGAAACCTCATACTTATCTTTTAAGATAATTGGTTTGTTAGTAAACGACTTAAAAGATGGAGTTACCGCACCTGTCATACCTGTAGTAGCTTTTGCAAATTCTGAACCGATAACAAATAATGTTACATTTTCACCGTCTGTAAAAGTATTACCTGAAGTATTAAATGCCGCTGCACCGTATCTTTTAAGTGTTAAAGTTGTAGCACCTGAGTTAACAGCTGATACATATGCGTTATCAATTTTACCTGATGAAGCACCTTTAATTTTTACTGTTTGTCCTACTCTTACAGCGTGAGTACCTGATGCTGCAATTGTTACAACACCTGTTGCAATTACAATAGTACCTGTATACTTTAAGTGTAGTCTACCTTGCTCTGACCATACTACTTGATCTGAAGACATAGGCATTTCAGCACCCACCATTCTTAAGAAGCTAGCGATAGATCTGTCTCCATATCTTTCAACTTCTGCTTCGTATAACTCTGGTAAGTATTGCTGAGACCAGTCGTTTGAACCACCTGTAAATGATAGGTAGTTAGTCGACAAAGTTTGCTTTACTGGATTTGGAACCGCGTTTAAATTGGCTCCGCCAGTAGGAGTTATTACTGCCATTTTGTTTTATTTTTTTAAAGTTATTGTCTAAGTTTAATTTTTAACTTTGAACTATCATCACCAGTAATTGCTCTTACTTTTATTCCCGCTGTTTCAACTGTGCCAGTTTTACGAGGATCCATATTTATATTTTTAGATTCCGCGTTTAACTGTTTTATTGCATCAGCTTTACCTTGTTCATAAAAATGATTTGCAATTGCATCTGCATTGTCTGCAACAAATAAAGCTTTATGATAACCAGTCGCGTCTTGTAACATATTATCTTTACCGATATACTTATCTAGTACGTTTAAAATGTTTGACTGTTTATCAAAAACTTGTTGCTTATCTTTAACATTAAATCTATATTTTTTGTCTGCAACTTTAAATTCAAAACCTTTGAAATCTTCGTTGAAAACTTTATTTGATTCATTGTTAAAATGAGCAGTTTGTTTTTCTTGCAGCTTTTGCTGTTCTGATTGCTCAGAGTTGTAAGTATTGAAAAACTCAATAGCTTTTTGTTGATCGCTGGTTAACTTAGAACCCAACTTGACTTCTTTGTAATATTTACCCTTTAATCCTTCCAAATAGCTTTTAGCTTTTGCAATTTCTTCTTTGTAAGCTAATTGCTTACGTTTAATATCTTTTGGTTCATCAACTTCTTCATCTACACTAAAATTATCTTCAATTAAAAAATCAATTTCATCTTTTGTAAGATGTGATTTAGTTTGATTATAATATTGATATAATAAAGTTGAATCATCAATGTTAGAATAATCTTGATTAATTTTTACATAATCTTCCAACGTTCCTCCAGTTTCATTCATAAAGTCTACAACCTTTTGAATGTTTTCTGGTAATTTTGTTGCTGTATCTTGTGCTGTTTGTACAGCTTCTTCTATTTCTTCCTTAAGTTCCTCTACTGGGTCTTCAGGCTTAGGCTCTTCTTTTGTTTCCGACTCTTCTTCTTCTATAACTTCTTCTAAAGTTAATTGCTCTTCTTGCTGTACTTCTTGCAATTCCACGTCGGCTTCTTGCCCATCTTTTTCATCCGTGCCGCTTCCGCGTAACACGCTTTCATCTGTGCTTTGTTCTTGAACGGCATCTGTTTCTTGTTTTGGTGGTTTACTTAAATCTACTTTATAAACACCATCTTCCATAGATGTATTTTTTCCAGCATCTTCAAGTACTTTTTCTTCCTTTTCAGCTGCTGTTGGTGTTTCGTCTACTACGACGTCTTTATTTTCTTCCATGATAAAATATTATATAAATGTTTGTTTTGCAGTCTTTTATCTAGGCTCAAACTGCTCTAAGCCAAATCCACCTAAAGTATCAAATCCTGCTGATTCAAACTTTTTTGGAGGTGTATTATTTTTTCTTTGCTCTATAAGTTCAGATTGTTGAGAAGCTTGTATCTTTGTTCTTTCATCTTTTCTATCTTCCTTATACTTCTCTTTATCTTTAATTACATTTAAATCAGCGTCTTTAAGCTGCATATTAAGCTCAAATTCTTTTTGCATCAACATAATTTTAATTTCAGCTTCTTTTTCTAATTTTTGCGATTCTAATTGCGCTTCTACTTGCGCTAATTGAGCTTTGCTTTCTGTTATAGCTTGTTGCTTTTGAGCATCTGCTTGTGCCGCTGCTTGTGCTGCTTGTGCGTTTGATTGAGATTGCATTTGTATATTTTCTTGCTGTATTAATCTATCTTGCTCAAATTTTTGTTTTCTTCTAAGTTTTAATAGTTGATTAGCAAGCTTAAGATTTTTAATTTCTCTAATATCAATTGCATCTTCTAAATTAATTTGTTCTTTTTGAAGAGATATTTGAATATTATTTTCAAGTAATTGTTTTTCTTCTTCATCTGGTGCTAATTCAAGGAATATACCGAAATCATGCAATTGTAACTTAGCTATTTCTTCTAACGTTCCCACATTTGATTTACCAATACTTTGAATAAACGATTTTCTTGTAGGCCCAAATTCTAATACATCTGATATTCTGAGTGAAATAGCTTCTGCTGTTTTAAGTGTAAGATATAAACCACTTTGTAATATATGTCTTGTTGCTGTATTTGAATTAGCTGCTGCAATTTTTTGTAATCCTACTAATGCGTTTTTATCAGGTGTTGAACCATCTCTTGCTTCATTTAATCCTGTTACATCACGCATCATTTGTAGATAATAGTTATATGAACTAATTAAACTTGAAATTTTAGCATTAGCTCCTGATGATTGTAATTCTTGTACTGGTACTCTTCCGTTATTAAATTCACCGTCTTGGGTCATTGATCTACCAATAACAGAACCGGTTTGGAAATACATATTTAATGCTTCTTGTGCATTGTAATTTGTACCATTACCTAAATCTATTTCAGCAATACCATCTGCGTCTAAATAAACACCATCTGGTACCATTCTTGATAACACCTGCTGTAGTTTTAAATGCGTTAATTGAATCATATCAGCAAATGTTGTCATTCTACTAACAAGTGATTCAACTTTACCTTTATACATTCTTGGAGCTACCACGTTATAACTAAACTGCGCTTTAACTGTATTTGACTTAGGCCTAGTCATATTTTCAGCTAATTGCCATTTTAATAATTTATTATTACCAATTATTTTTGCTCCTTCATAAATAACTTCAATTGTTCTTGATACTTTTTCAAATCTAGCTCTTTGGTCTTTTGGTGGATCAAATGTATCATCTTTAGTAATTGCTTTGCTAGCACCTGTTGAAGTTTCTTTTATTTTATGTACTTGGTCTCTATAAGTTTTGTATTCAAAATATAATACATATACATATGCATCATCTTCTGAATCTGCGCCTGCATATGATTTATTATAAAGTTTTACATTGCTACCTTGCCCTTCCGCATGTATCCTAATATCTTCATCTGTTAATTCAGGAAATTGCTTTTTTAAATCAACAACTGATACTCTTCTTATTTCTCCAACATAATATATATCATCAAAATAAGGTGATTCTGTATAAGAATAAACTAAATCAGATGGATCAACATATTTAATATTAATACCTTCTGATGTTGTATATTCATTTTTAACTGCACCTATACCGAGAACAGTTATATCGTAATCTAATCTTTTCTTTATTAACTCATATTTGTTATGATCAAATACATTGTTAATAGCTTCTTCTTCTGCAATTTCAATTGAATCTTTATAATTTAATTGCATGTGTAATTGCAATTCTTCTTCATTTTCAGGTAATGTGTCTGGATCATTTTCATATATATTAATACCAAATTCATTATACACGGAATCTGAAAATTCTCTTGTACGCATATCTTTTAATAAAGACTCTACGTATTTTGTTCTTTTTTGAATTGATGCAGGGTCTTGTGAGTATGCTTTTACATCATATGTTCTTTCTGCAATACCATTTACAACTATATCCACAAACTTTGGTATAATAGGCACAGGTTTCCAATCTAAGTTTAAATATGATAAATCACCATTCACCGATAACTCATCTTTATATTTTTGTATTGACTGTTCACCTCTAGCATATAATCTTAAACGGTGAAAGTTGTCCCTATTAGCATAATACCTAGCTGTACCAGAATCTCTTTTAAACCATTCTGATTCAACTGCTTTTGCAACTTCTAAACCATACTTTTCACTTGCTTTTTCAGCATTTGAAACTGCTTGGCTTGGGAATATGCCTTTTGGTAATAAATCCATTTATTTTATTATTTTTGAAATACTTCCTTTGTTATCATATTTTTTAAACCCAAAATCTAAAACTTTTGTTTGTCTTAATTGTTTTGGTTGGTATAAGTGCCTGTTGCATGCCATAATTGCAAGACCAGAACTTATTGCGGCATCATGCTTTGTTCTATTATTTATATTAAATTTAGACCAATCGTTTAATGTCGTATTGAAATATATATTGCCATAGTTTCCGTTCTCTTGTAATCCTACGTATTTATCTATATATGATTCAATTGCCGCTGCATGAATTTGTTTTATATCTTCAGATGTATTAGGTATACCACCTATTTCTTTCTCAGCTGTTGATAATTTGTTATGCGTTTTATCAGGGCGATTCATTGAATAACCCCTGTAACCTCTTCGCTTTAAATAATATAAAAGTCTTGGTTTGTTATTTTCTGCAAGAAGCGGCATTCCATAAAACACTAATGCCATAAGCACATCTTCAAAAAATATTTCAGCTGTTTGAGGCCTTGCTATATACTCTAAAAAGAATGAATTAGGTGGTGCATCTTCCATACTAAATATAGTTAATCCGTGTAATGCGCCTTTTGAACCTCTTCCGTCTGTTGTACCTGATATATCATAAGAGTCACACCCAAATGCACCTATATGTTCATTTCCGGGATACTTGCTTCCATTTTTAAGTATTACGTGGTTTTGTAAATTTAAACTAGGAATCCAAGATATATTAAATCTTCCGTTAGTGTCTGGCATAAAAATTACTTTAGTATCTTTTATACCATTTTCCCATTGAAAGTTGCCTTTTGTTACAGCTCCTGATGTTAATACACCATCGTTGTAATCTATTTGTTCGTATATTTTTTGTAAATTAAATATACTATTTTTTGTTTCGTCTCTAAATGCGTGTTCTTCTGTACGTGGAAACTGTCTATAAAATTCATTTAATCCATCTTGGTCATTTCTTAAACCATCTGCTTCGTTTTCCCAGTGTTCTACGATCCCAATATCGATTGGATCTCCATATGGTCCTTCAACCGGAGATTCGGGTGTATCGAATACAGGTATTCCATAAGAATCAATGAATCCCTCGTAGTTCCATTCCATAGGTATGAACAAACTATATAATCCCGAACTAGTCTGTCCATTTCGGTTTCTTTTTGTAACGTCTGAGTCATCGTATAATTTTTTAAAGTTATTTCCACCTTTATCTAAGGCATTTGAAG